AGCTATCAAGGATTAATTATGGCCAACTTAACAGAAAAAGAGATTGAGGATATTGTTGAAAAGGTAACTGAAAGAGTTATCGAGAATGTCTATACCTCAGTTGGTCGCTCAGTCGTTACTAAATTATTTTGGATTGTTGGCGTTGCAGCAATCGGAGTAGTAACTTACCTAGCTGGTGTAGGCCATATTAAGATAGGTAATTAAATGATTTTAGAAACCATTATTGGAGCATTAGTCCCAGTTGGAATTGACGGAATTAAAAGTTTAATTGGAATGTTTACAGGCGGTGTTAAGCCTATTTCTGTAGACGAGCAAATTAAGCTAGATCAAAATGAAGTAAACAAGCTACAAGCCATTGCTGCGCTAGATAATCCTTATGGGCAACCTAGTCAATGGGTAGTTAATTTAAGAGCCTCTAGTCGTTATCTGGGTGCATTGTTTGTCATTGTTGTAGGCATAGGCACTCTATTCTTACCAATAGAGCCTCAAATTCAAAGAATCGGCATAGAAGCAGCCAACATAGCCTTTGGTTTCTTATTCGGCACTCGTATTATGGCAAATCTTAAAAGATGAGTTTTAATAAGTGTTTAGAGTTAGTGTTGAAGTCAGAGGGTGGTTTTACAGATGATATTCGTGATCCTGGCAACAAGCTGCCAGACGGCAGATTAGGTTGTACCATGATGGGAGTTACACAAGCTAACTGGGAATCCTTTGTAGGCCATCCAGTTACGCACAACGACATGAAGGCATTAACGCATGAAACAGTCGGAAACTTCTACAAATCGAAATACTGGAATCCTTGCTATTGTGATGTTCTTCCCAACGGCCTTGATTATTTGCTATTCGATTTTGGTGTCAATGCTGGCCCAGGTAGAAGTGTCAAATTGTTTCAACAAGCTATTGGCGTTGTTCCTGATGGCGTTATCGGCCCTAGAACAATGGCTTTGGTTACCGAATCTGACGCAGCCGATCTGATAGAGAAATTCTCTACAGAGAAGGAATCGTTTTACAGGGGTTTAAAGACCTTCCCTACATTTGGCAAGGGTTGGCTTAACCGAGTAAAAGAAGTCAAGCATATAGCCCTAGATATGGCTAAAAACGGCTAGAATGGCTCTGTTAAATCCACATACTTAAAATGACCAACAGGGACATCAAAAAAGAACTCGCCACTAGGCACTTCCCTATTCTCGACCTCTACCAATGGACACTTTTTCACCAACTCTGCTTTCATCCAGTACGCATGACTTAAGTCGTGAGTTAGTGCAAAAAATAGAACAGGCTGATCTTGCTGAAATAACTTTGCTTTACGATGTGCTATATGGATGGTGGGATGGTGGCAAAAGTTCCAGCTCCGTACTTCAACTTCAACAAAGCCAACTAGATTACCTTCTCTATAAACGATTAAATCAACTCCATAGACATTAGGGTTTTCCCTACATTCTAGTCCCCACTTCATCTTCATCCAATCCGTTACTGCTTTCCTAGCTGGTGGATCGTACTTATTGTGCAACGCTTGGTCAAAGCGTTTGCCTGCATAATCGGAAGGGTGCAGGCTCTCCTTCGTGAAGGTTAATGCCGATCTCATCTGTAACATCTAAAAGGGTACATCTCCAAGGTCATCATCTACGATGGTGTTCTTTGGCATTTCATCGCTCCCTTTAGGCGCAAAGTTATCCTTTGCAGCCTTTTGTTTTCCGACTGATCCCGAAAAAAACTTACCATTCTTGCCATCTTTTAGCCAGGCGTTAAGGTAATGCTCTTTGCCGTTAATCATTATTGATCCAGCATAATCAGGATGCGTTGGTTTTTCCTGTCTGGAATTCTTGAACAGGCTAAATCCCCCCTCTTTCATTTCATAGGCCATTTTTTCTCGCTTTCAATTTAGTTAATGTATCTTCGACCTCGCTTAAGAACTTCTCTACTTCTACTTCCATTGCCTTGATATACTCCTCATCCCTTTCAAGGCGCACTACAAACAGTTGCAAGTCATCTGGTAGTCTAGGGTCAAACGATACGAAATCGCACCACCTAGACCCTGTTACAGCCATCTGGCATTGCATCTGAGGGATATACTTTGCTGGCGGTTTGCCATCCATCAAATATTCTATATGGGTACTACTATTGGGACACTTAATCTCAATCAGACCCTCTCCCACAAGCCCATCTGGGCTACACCCAAACCACTTAATTGTAGGGTGATCTATAAATCCCACTTGTTCTACAAAGCAACCTTTTGCAACCTCATACGCTACCCTAGCTAGAGGCTCGGTCTTTGTCCCCCATTCCATTGCAGCATTGGTAAAAGACTCGCTAGGCGTTCCTGTAAGCCTTTGAACTACCAATTCCGTACGATAGTTCTTACGACTTGCAGACTCACCAGACTTACCCTTAGATAGCACATCTGCCATACGGCTTGCAATTACCTTGCCTAGTCTAAGTTGATGCCAGGCATCTGTCCCCTGCTCTACTGCAATCCTATCTTCCGTAGTAAAGGTGGTCATTCTTCGGCCCTTGCTTTCATCATTGCATCAGCCACTATATAAGCATCCATTGCTATTTCTTTTGGATCATAATCTTCTCCAAGGATAGCACTTGTGTGCATAGTAGAACACATGGCTTTAGCTGCAAAATAATCACGCAAATCCATTCCTAAGTCATCTGGGTGGATTGTGTTTGGTCTTGGAAATGCTTTCATTTTCGGGCCTCTGCTATTAATTTTAAATTCTCTGCCAAAGTAACTATGTCGCTTGCAGCATTAGCAGCTCTCTCATGGTTATTTTTTATCTCGTAGTTGTAATAGCTTTTAAGAACTTGGTTGATCTCTATGTAAACTTCTGAGTAATCTGTCATATTTTTTTGCTATTCGTAGTTAGTTTTTGTGCCGTTGCTGGATCGCATCGGTTCTGTTTTTGCATTGTTTCCATGTAATCTATTGTGCAATCAACTCAAATATTGACTACCTCTTGGGCATGATCTCTTAGATACAGCCAATCTTTGTAGTCCCTTCTTGATGAGTAACATAAAGGATACCATTCACTCGTCATCGTGCATCGGTTCTTGCTCTGGGTGGACAATGAAATCTATATCCTCTAATTCACTCATCTCCCATTTGCGAGAAAACTCAGCCGATAAGGCATCAATCGCAGCGTTCCATCCTAGCATAAAATACTCTTGTGGATGGTATACAGGCTCAGATAATTTATTGAAAGCCTCAAGACACTTTTTATTAATCATTTTCGCTTAAGCCTTAAACTAATAATTTCTTTGTTATATACAGGCTCTAGATCATCTAAAGTTCTAGAACACATTTCCCTAAAGTCTGCCCACTTCTTAATGTATTGGGCCTGCTCACTTGCTGGGGTATAGCTGTACAGCTTTTTCCATCTAACTGTAATATCTGTACCAGCTTTACTATAAATGTAATTATTTTCCATATTTTCTTTCAGCCTCTCTTTTTAAACAAACTCCACATTTCCATCTGGTCGCTTTTCCAGCCTTTACCAGCTTAAAACTAAGAGCTGGTCGTAGAACCTGGCAACTAACACACCACCTTGTTTCCATCCCAACCTTCCCTTAAATAGCCAAACTCTGACGCATCGCATACGGCTCTGGTATCTAAACACACATCGCACTTGTCTACCCATATACGATATTGGTGATCTTTTGGTTTATGGACTCCCCAAGTGCTGCCACAAGGGGAACAAACATTATCAGGTTGCTCCTGTGCTAGTTTCATTAAGTTGGGCTTTCATTTCGTTGTATGCGTTAGTAATAGCATCTAAAAACTTAGCGTTTCCCTTGTATTTCTTGTAAGATTGAGCAAAGGCCACTTTAAGTTCGGCAGGACTTTTACTTGCCTGTATTTCCTTAATATGCTTGCTCAACTCCCCAGACTCGTCTACCCCTTCCGATGAGTCTAGCGCATCGTGCTCTACAATCTCCATTGCAGTAACCCATAGATACCTACGCTGATAGGTTTCTACTGCGCCAATGTTCTGCACTTCATGGCAGCCTTTTAGAGCTGCTGATCCCATTGGGCTTGTTATAACAATGTTGGTATTTTCTTCTATGTCTACAATCGTAAGACTAGCAAGCTCTGTTCCATAAGACACAATTCCACAAAGCCCTACCTCGCTAAAAATGTTCTGAACTGTAGGCAAAAAATCCCCCAGCTCAAAATACTTGTATCCAGCAAACTTGTTATGACCAGACTTTGTAAGCTCTGTGTTTTGTAGTTTAATTCGTGCTTGATTTAATTTGGTAAATACTGACATTTGTTGCTCCTTAAATGTTATCTTCTACTTCACGAGTTGTTCTATCTTCCCAATATGTATAAAGGGTAGAGGATAATACTAAACCAGCTTCATTTGTTTTGCCTTGTGATAACAATGTAGCCAATGTAGGCAAGCACTTAATTAAGCCATCGTCATGTATAGCCTCTAGGATGTTATCTTCTGAATAGGGAAAGTTATCATTCTTAAGCTCGTAATCAATGCGCTCTTGAATTTCCTCTGCATCATTGTCATCTTCTGGCTCGTAATAGTTATTGTTGTTGTACATTATCTTCTCCACGAATTATTAAAGT